TCGGGATAGTCTGTTCAATATCGTTTACTGTCAGGATAACCTCGAAGTAATAACCTGCATTGGCGGTGTTATCATTCAGGTATTCAATCTCCATAGCAGCATCGTAAGGAATGTCGGTGGCTACATTGGTAAGGTTTATCGAAGTTACCACTCCAGTTAGCATCGTATTAGTGTGCGAATCATAGACGGCAATCTCTGAGCCGACAATACCTTCGTAATTGGTAGTTAGATTTACAACAAGATTATTGTCCCCATCCTCCCACTTGCCAGCACCCGCATAATCTACTCTTTGCAAGCGGAATATTACAGGGCTTTCAGTAGCTACCCATCTTGTCACTATCTCGGGGGATACTTGTTCTACATATTCAGGGCGACTGGATACCAGTGCACAACATTTAGCACCTGAGCAAAGTAATTGTTTTATGTTCATTAGATAACCTCCATTGTAATTTTACTTATTTGTGATTCAAACTTTTTATTTATTTTTTCTATAGTGTTCTTACGTACAGTTGTATAAATGTCAACATATGTCTTATTTCTAAACTGTCTGTTACCATATTTGTTAATATAAAACGTCAAACTCTTTGCTTCTCTCAACTTCCCCTCTGGAGTGGTAGACTTAAACATATTTCGCTTCTCCATCCATCGGTAAATTATCTTATACAGGTCGCTTGACTTGGTGCTCTTTCTCGGCCCCCGACCTCGTTCTAATACTCCAAGCCAATAAGGAACTAGAACACCTGTGTTAAGATCCGTTTCCTCGACAGTGAATAGCTTCATTATAGAATCCGAAATCTTATTGCCGGAATAAGTATTCTTATTCTTTATCTCGTTTATCATTGCCTGTAATTCAGGCTTTAAATCGGGTATCATTTGCAGTGAATTATAATATAATATTCAATACCTTCAATCGTGATAAAACGCTGACCTCGTTGAAGATTATATATCTCCATCTCATCACACACCTCGTAACTTATCGAATCCTTAATAACCCCTGCACGCTTTGTATATTCTGTACAGGTCTCGCATTTAGGCTTCTCTACGATATAATACTCCTTAGTGCATCCGAGTAACCAAATAGTTAAAATTAATAACAGTGCTTTTTTCATAGTTTAAAGTTTATATACAAAAATCAAATCCTTCAATAGTCTTTAAATCCAAAGTCATTGCCCATCCGATTACATTAGCATCATAGCGGGTTTCAATAACCTTAGTGATAGATGTTGATAATATTTTATGGAACAGTCCACTTTTGATAAGCTCGAATAATACCAGGCGGGCAATATCAAAAAGTGCTGTGAGTTTAGCCTCGTTATTCTCTGCCGAATCCTCGAGCTTTACCTGTTGTAATATCTCAACAGTAATAGGATAACGAGGGGTGATTGCATTAGCCTTAACTTCAAATGTCACCTCACTGCTCTGAACGATAAGCCCGATAATCTCTTCCTTTAGCGGGATGTCCATAATAACATTCGCCATCTTATCTGATTCGTACAGGACACGCTCGCATCCGGCAGCGGTTAGGATAGTCTTAATTTGGGTAGTTATCATCGTGTTTTAATTTTACTTTCTGCTTCATCTCGCATTATTTCCATTAACTTCTCCTGAAATTTATTAGTCTCGTGCACCAACATGAACCGAACAAAGCACTCGTTATAAGGTGTGAGGAGAACCTGCTCTTCGGTCTTGTTCATATCCCTGCGAAGGAAGTCTAATGCAGTAAGCTCTGAGAATACGTTAAGCCTATCAATGCCTGCCGCCTTTTCTTTGCTCGTTGGCTCACGGTGTAGTAGTTTATGCTCACGTGCAACCATCTCAGTTATCATAGCCTCGAAGTGCATAGCGATAGGGTATAAGTCAACTACCTTGCATTTTAAAACCAGCTTACCAAATAACAGTGCCTTCTTTTCATTCCAAGGCTTATAATAATATCCGTCAATGATTCTTAGTATAACCCCGAAATCGTTAGGCTCTTGCTGAGTTAGGAATAGCCTTTGTCCGTAACATATTTGAGCGGTGAAGTCTTCGAGAGTAGATGGTATAGGATAGGATTTACCTTTGATAGTCAACTGCCGTGGTAGTGGTAATTGTGCCAGACCGTCAGCTAAGCCGCTGTATAATTCGGGGTGGCGGATCATGTCACCTAATGAAAGTCGCTCTATATTTTTTAACCTCGCCATTGCTGTCTGGATGTTGTTTTTTTGGTGTTGGTCTGTAAGTAGTATCTTATGTTATCTATACCATGATTGAATGCGTCAATAGGTATGCCTGACTTCTTATCACTCCATACGTAATTTTGAAACTCTTTGCCTAAATTATAACTTCTTTTTGATAGGATGATCTCATAATCCTGCATTAATCTTATTCCCTCAACTACCGAACCAGCACCTTTGACAACTCCTTTGATGTTAAACTTCTTTCCTAAATCATATATCATCCGGGGGCTCGACGAATCAGCAATGATGATCTTATTCTTATCAATAAGCCCCTCCATTTTAGCTTCCAATTCACTCAAACCAAGCATATTCTGATAGATCATTTCATCAACATACATCTTCTTATGCTTAGAATCAACTGCTATTTTATTCAAGCTATCTGGGTCGGGATGGAACCCAAAATCCATAGCATGACCATAGGGGATACGAGCAAAAGCCTCATTACATTCACCATCATTCTCATATCTCCAGTTGTTGAATATCGCACCCTCGAGCACGCCAATCTCTCCTTCACCGTAAACTTGCCACCATTGAGTATTTCCCCGGCGGCTTTCAATCTGTTTAATAGTGTTTAAGTCAAGGAAGTTGTTATCCCTGTAAGTAGATTTAATGAATGTATGATCAAACTTGGGTATAACCTCATCATGAATCCAGAATCTTTGTGTCGGGTTGAAGTCAACAAACGTACATTCGCGCGTTCTGATGAGTAGTTGTGTATAGATGTCATATTTAACATTATTGACCTCGTTAATAAAAAGAATATCACGACGTGGCCCGTGAACCTTACCTAAATTTTCAGTGCCAAAAAATTCAATTATTGAGTTACCTATACGGTAAGTCATATCAGTTTTATTGCGAACCTCATCAGGGATAATCCCGTTACTAATTAATATATTATCAAAATCCCTTATTGCACCAAGCCGAAGATGAGGAAAGGCATAAGATACAACTGAGATAATACGATGTTTTTTTTGATTGAAAGCTATAAAAAAAAGAAGTTGGAGAATCGAATAGGTCTTGCTTGATGAGCTGCCACCCTGGTTGATGATCAAATTACATTGATTATCGTAAGCTATTACATTTTTACCAAAAACATCAGTCGTTTCCATTTAAATGTTCCAGTGCTTTTTTTGCTTCATCAGAAGTCACAGTTATTTTAAGTGTGTTCATTTTCTCCCCTCCTGTCGTGTGATCCATATTCTCTTTTAAACCTAAATCCCTTGCAATAATATTTGGGTTTAAGAACCCGGCAGCAGCTCCTTGAAATTTTTGATTGCGGATAACTTCCCTCACGTGCGTTATGACTTTACTAAAATCTTTGCTTAATTCATCTTTACTTTCCGCTAATTGTTTTTCGAAATGATTAAAATAAACCGTGTTCACGTGCATAAACATTGCAAGTCCTTCCATGGTTAATGCTCTCATTTTGGGAAGTTCTATTTTTATAGGTGGGTTAGCTCCCCTGTAATCTATTTCAATGAGTGGATTATCTTCACTCCATTTAAAATACTCATAAGCAGCCTCAAGCATTAATTCGGGTGTTGCAAATATCTTATCCCTCCCGTGTTTTGATCTTAGTTTCCAAAACTGATTGCCTTTTGGAGCTGCCATAATTTGAATAATTTTAACAAATATATAACAAATTATTTATACTGTTCACAAAAATTATACAAAAAAATTTTGTAATAACAAAAGTATAGTTATATTTGTTCAAATAAATGTTCAGCCTATTGGGCTTTTTTTGACTTTAATATTTTTACAATGAGTACAATAAAGTATATAACTATAAAGTATATAACTATTCAGGACTATATGGATAAATACAACGTTTCGAGGCAAACGGTATATAATCGAATTAAAGAAAATAAAATAAAGGTTAAGAAGATTTTAAATAGGCAATTAATAGAATTACCGGTTTAATTTTTTTTGCCTAATATTTACACATAATGTCAACTAACAATCAATATTACAATGGGTAAAGATCCTGCAATTTTATTTTACAGTTCTGATTTTCTATCAGGTACTGCATTTATGACCATGGAGCAAAGAGGTCAATACATTACTTTATTATGCGAACAACATCAAAACGGTCATATTCCTGAATATCATATGTTGAACATATGTAAATCATGTGATAGTATTGTGTTCAGTAAATTCATAAAAGATGATAATGGTTTGTTTTTTAATGAAAGAATGGAAATAGAGATAATAAGACGTAAAACATACTCAGAATCAAGGAGAAAGAATAAAATGAGTAAGTCAAAACAAACATATGATAGTACATATGATAGTACATATGTTGACGGTATGTTACTACATATGGAAACTGAAACTGAAACTGATACTATAAATAAAGATAAAACTATAAATAGTAAGAAGCCAAAAAATAAAATTTTTATTCCGCCTTTATTAATCGAAGTAAAGGAATATTTCAAAGAAAAGGGATACGATGAGGCTGCTGCTGAAATGGCTTTTAATTTTTATGATTGTGCTGGATGGGTAGATAGTAGGGGAAATGAGGTTAAGAATTGGAAGCAGAAGATGATAAGCGTGTGGTTCAAAGAAGAAAATAAAGTTAAAAAATCAGAATATCAGGAACTAAAAAGGAGGTAAAATTATGAATGAATTAGCAAAAATTGACAGTTTTAGACGTGAAGTTGCCGTTGCAGAAACAATTGTTGAAATAAAAAATCTTGCCACAAAAGGCGAGATAATGGCTGGAATGGCAAAAAAATTAAAAATACCTTTAAAAGGACAGAATGAACTT